ACGTTACTCTCTAGTAGGCTCATTAAAATTCTCCAGTTCTGTTTGGTTCTGATATATGACGTTCATCAGATTGTTGTTGTGATATTGTAGTCTCTCTATTTCTTCTGATGTCTTCTGAAGCAAGTCAAAACAATCATTCAGTATCTTGCGATTAAATGGATCAGAGTCTTTAATCAAGTCCAATCGTTTAAGTAGATTGCTGATTTCTTCTTTCATATTCTCTCCTTTGCATAAGATAATTACATTTTATGTAATGTACTACCACTTTTATGCATTAACCCTGACAACTTACACAGACTTCATCATCTTCAAAGTCCTTCAGCGCATTACGATCTACCTTAGTCCCAACCTTCTCCGCTGTAACACCTGCAGTCGTGCGTAAATAATATAGTCCTTTAAGCCCTTCCTTCCACGCCTTGAGGTGTACCTGATTGACAATAGCCTTGTCTGTCCCAGATGGGAAGAATACGTTGACGCTTTGACCTTGGCATATAAACTCCTGTCTTTTAGCGGCGTGTTCCACAACCCACGTCTGATCAAGTTCAAACGCCGTCTTAAACGTAGCTTTTTCATCTCCGTTGAGGAACTCCAAGTGCTGTACAGAGCCTTCGTTCTCAAGAATACTTTGCCATACCTTCTTAGTGTTTTGCTTCTTGTCATCTAAGAGTTTCTCCAAGTACGGATTGCGAACAGTATGACTACCGGCCCTAGTACGATGGACATAGCAGTTGCTAATACGTGGTTCAATGCTAGCAGAGCACCCACATAGGATACTACTATTAGCGTTAGGAGCAATAGCCAACAGATGCATATTTCTAACACCATAACCCACTCCGTCAGGACATTCACCACGCTCCATAGCGAGCGAGTAGGTTGCCTCAAGAGACTGGGCTTTGATGTCTTTGAAGATTGCATAGTTCTCACTTGCTGCCTGCCAAGATTCCCAAGCTATTCCTTTGGACTGGAGATACCCGTGGAACCCCATTGCTCCCAGACCGATTGAGCGTTCTCTGTAAGCTGAGTAGACAGCTTTTGATAGTTCTTCTGGTGCGTTGTCAACAAAGTATTGAAGCACGTTGTCCAAGAATCGGATAAGGTCTGCAACCATTCCGCTTGACTTCCACTCATCGTAGGATTCGAGGTTGACTGAGGAGAGACAGCAGACGGCTGTGCGTTCTTCACTTGTTGCGAGATGGATTTCATTGCAGAGGTTACTACCATTAATTGACAGTCCAAGTTTTCTTTGAGCTTCCGGTAAGCCTCTTCTGGCTGTGTCGATAAAGTTAAGGTAAGGACTACCAGTTCGGAAGCGAGCCTCAAGGATTCGTTGCCACAGTCTGCGAGCTTTGACTGTATCTCTGACAATTCCTGTATGCGGGTCTGTAAGGTTCCACTCTGTATCATTAATTACACTCTCCATAAATTCATCTGTGATATTCACAGCATTAAATAAATTGAAACATTTACGATTGATGTCACCACCAGTCGGTACTTTAAAACTAATAAACTCTTCAATGTCAGGATGGCTTACGTCGAGGTACGCTGCGTAGCTTCCCTTCCTTGTCTTCCCCTGCTTGTAAGCTGTCATCTGACTGTCCACTACTTTCATGAAGGGTATCGGCCCCGGTGCTTTGTCGCTGATCCCTCTCACGTCTGACCAGTGCCCACCCACACCGCCGCCCTTTACGGAAAGCCATGCTACTTCACCATTATGTTCAATAAGGCTATCAAGATTGTCCCCCACGTAAGTAAGGAAACAACTAATAGGCAACCCACTAATCTTTCCATTCGGTTCTGGGGCATTGCTGAGCACAGGACTTGCAAACATGAACCAACCTTTTGAGGCATAGTCGTATATGCGTTGTGCAAAGTCAAGGTCACCATCGCAGTAAGCCACTGAAGCACGTGCAAAGGCTTCTTGAGGAGACTCTTCATGCTCAAGCATGTAGTAGTCACGCATAAGTGTAACTGCTTGCTCACTAAGTCGAGAGTCTCTTTCATAATCAATCGTTATCCCAAGGTGTTTGCTCATCAAATTCTCCAGACAAGTACTCTTGCTTATTTTCAATGTAGTCAGAAAAACGATTCACTAAATCTTCAGACGATATCTCTAAAGTTTCCATCAGTGTTACCTCATCTAACTGCATCAGTTTATTTTTTAAATCTTCTAGTGTAAACATAATCGAACCTACTATTTTACACCATTCTGTCATGATTGTCAAGATTAAATTCGCTTCTGTCTTCTATCCTTTGAACCATTCGATTGATATAGTACTGCGCCTTCTCTATATCTTCTGCCCCATTCTTAAAGAAGCATCGTGTTAGGTACTCCCACGCACGTGACCAATCGTCAATGTCAACATACGGGACTACTATTCCTTCTGTCTGTAGCTTTGATAGGATCGCTTCACGCACATCCTTAACTTCTAGTCCCGGCTTCAGGATGTAGTGCTTTGGTGAGTTTACATTATCAGTCATTCTGCTTACCCGGATTATAGATGCCTAGCTTATTAGAATCTAGTTTAAAGCTGTACCCGTATGCTGCCTCAAGTGTACGAATGATTGGATCTAGTACTTCATCCCATGTGCAGTCGTTATCAAGTTCAATGTTTACTGAATGTGTTTTACCATGAGCACGATATGTCATGCTGACGTATGCTTTATCTTCTTCATCAAATAGATTCATTGTAGTCTCCTGCTAATTTCATAAAGTGTTCTAGGTCTACTACTGCTAGCGGCTTACAACGATTCTGTTTGATAACCACTAGCGGTTCATGTGTTCCACAATTTGTTTCTGCCTGTTGGTAGTAGTTGTATACTGCTATCTTTGCTAGATTCTTACATTCAACTGAGTAGGGGAAGAGCTTCCTAGCTTTAGGACTAAGAAGAACATCCTCTCCCCCTGCTCCCATTGAGGTGCTTCTTACATCATCAGGTTCTAGTGTAGGGAAAGTTGACAGTATGGCATCACGTACAGCCTGCTGTAACTTACGGCCTTTTGCCTTTGCTGATTGAGACTTCATACTGGAGGAGTAAACCTGTCTTCATGATGTCGGAGCATGTACAACAGATGTCCATTCTCTAACGCCCTGTCTTCACCAAGATACTCTACCACTGTTTCCCACATCTCCTGTTCAGTTTTATCCTCCAACAACTTCTGTGCTTTCTTAGGGCCAATACCATGGACTCCCTTGATATTATCAACCACATCACCTGTGAGGAACTGTTTGTAAAAGCTAAGAAGCCCTTCAGATTCTGTCACGTAGTACTTGTTTTTCTTAACAAAATTGTAGTGCCATCCTGAGACTTGATCGAGGTCTTTATCAAGAGACACAATGATACTATCGTCACCTTCTTCTGTAGCACGTATGGCTAGCATATCATCTGCCTCCATACCCTCTACCACGGTAGCATCCCAAGAGGATAAGAGATACTCCCGCAGTAGGATGTAGTGCTTAGGCTTCTCTGCACCTTTGCGGTTGCCCTTATATTCTGTAGACACTGCATAGTCGTACCGAAAGTTAGTCTTACCTGTTAGGTAGAGTTCCCATCTCTGGACTTCAGGAAGATCCACTAATAGAATATCCTCGATGAAGTTAGCCATAATACGCATAGCATAGTCTTCCTGCTCATTGTTGGTAGCGAAACCAATACGATAGATCAGGATGTCTGCATCAATAAGGGCAAGCTGCATTACAGAATCTCTGCTGAGTCTAGCTCTTCAACAGGTTCTGCATCGTCATAGCTCACAAGGTCTGTGATGACTAGCTTTTTGAGGGATGGTGAACGGCCTTCCTTGTTCTTGAAAGTCCACTCATAGAAGCCTACCATAGCGATAGCACCAGAACCATTACCTACTGTAGCATCCAGTTGGTCACCGTTCTTGTCGTATGCTTTGATAGGATTACTAGACTTACAGGTAATGAAGTACCCTTTGTCTTCCTTCTGTCGCACTGCGATACCCATGTCTTCTAGGGCAGCGACAGCAGGGTCAGATAGATTGCATAGGTCTACCTGATACTTACCAGACATATCGTTCTGCTTATCCAAGTAAGCCCACATTACGTCTGCTTTAATCTTAACACGTTCTGTCATACCATTCTCCTCTGTTGGTGGTATACTAATATTATATCACACTTTATTAGTGTGTGTCAAACCAATTCTTACCGATCTTTGATTCGGCATCTACTGGACACCGAAAGCCCAAGGTAACCCCGGCTTGTGAGGCCGCATCGCACATTATCTGTGCAACCTGTTCACCATACTTCTCCTGTGTTTCAATTTGAATTTCATCATGCACAAATGCAACCTGCAGTACTGGTGTTCTTTGTTGCTTAAACTTTTTGTGCGCTTCAATACACCACTGCTTTGCAATAATAGCCCCGCAACCCTGAAGGAGGCTGTTGAGTGCGGCATGCTCAGATCGAACAATGATTCTTCTACCATCCAACCCCGGCACGTACCCTTTGCTTGCCACTTTCTTAACCTTTTCCATAAGCCTTGATAGCGCAGGGGTGTTAGCATAAAAGCGAGACAACACTTCTTGCCCTTCTTTCGCACCGCCCCCGACAATACTACCAATTTTACTTGGCCCTGCTCCGTATAAGGTAGCATAGATAAGAGTCTTAGCTTGCGGTCTTGTAATACCTGCGGCATCTGCGTTCTTCTGATGGATGTCTCCATTCAACAACTCCTCTGTCCAATCATCATCCTGCATGTAATGTGCAAGACAACGTAGCTCGATACCTGCGAGGTCTGTACCGACTAAGACATTACCTGTATCGACAGTCCAAAGCTGTCGGCATCGTTCCCCGTATGGTTTACTCACACTTGGTATCTGTCCCATGTTGGGACTATGGTGTGTCATACGTCCTGTGACTGCCCCGTTAGTAATGATAGCACCATGAACCCTGTCGTCATCCTTGGCAAACTTCAACCAAGAATCAATCAGACCCACACGCTTCTGCATCATTAAGTATTCTGCAATCATCTGCGCCTCTGGTATATCAATACCCTCTAGCGTAGACTCATCAACGATTGGCTGTCCCTTCTCTGTATGCTTCTGAGGTTTCCATCCAAGACCTGTCAGCCTGTCTGCTATCTGCTTACGGGATGCTAGATTAAAGATAGTTACCTTATCCTTCAGCCTCTTACCAGTCTTTTCAGACCAACGCTCCTCAACAATCGGAGGAAATACACTCTGAACATTAGCCTCAAGAACACCCATCTTATCTGCAAGCTCAGCCCTAAGAGACATAGCCTCCGGTACATCAAGCCTAAACCCGTTGGCTTCTTGGTTTCTGCAGATGACTGCGATGTCGTGCTCCAGTAGTATACTCTGCGTGGGGTTAGTCCACTGATTGAGTTCTGCCATAAGGTGCGTGTACAAGTCACAAG